ATGCCGGAGGGGTAGTACGCCCCGATACAATTAGATAAGAGCTGCGCGGTAATAAGTACGCCCCGGGGTATCGCTATCCGGGCAGATAACCGACCCGGGAGTTTAAGTTTTGCAGCGTAGGTGGCCGTTACACCCCAAATAAATATATTTCCTAAAGTGAAACTAGCTAGTCCGTAATGTCCGTTTTGATATACTTTGTATGTGAGGTGTACCACATTTATAAAGATATTTTGTGAGAAAACGGGAAATGACCTATTTTTCCCGGCTTATATATAGTAGGGGAGTAAAACGGGGTGTGATGAGTTTTACGACCACATCGCTACGGCGAAGCCTCCGCGATGCCCCCTAAGGGCGAGCGAGGCTTTACCCCTCACTTCGCTGTAGCTCGTTCGGGAGCGTAACGATCTAGTGAAGCGAACCGAACAGCACACACACACTACGCGGCAGGTGTAATAGATTGATCGCTCCACTATCAATTTTCCTCCCCACTATGTAAAGTTATCTCGTGGAGTTATCCACAGGACTATCCACAAGGGAGATTAATGGCTGAGAACTCAGCAGACATCGCAAAGAGAATTATTCTCAATTGCGTTGCAGAAGCCTTCACTATAGAAGAGGCTTGCAAGTCAGCCGGCAAATCTATGAAGACCTACGAGTACTATCGTAGAACTGACAAGGTCTTCGCTGACAAGATAGACAGAACTAGGCTAGGTCTTAAAGACAAGCAGTTCGCATCAGGTGATGCTCACGATCTATCCTTCGCAGAATTTCGTCAACGCTTTCTTCATAACTCTACCTTCCCCCACCAACAGAACTTGGTGGATGTGATAGAGGGTAAAGATCCCTCCTGGCTACATACCTCAATGAAGTACGAAAAGGGTATAGCTGAAAATAGAATCTTAATTAACATTCCACCAAACCACGCCAAGTCAATCACCATCACAGTTGATTATGTAACCTGGCAAGTTTGTCGCAATCCTAACTTTCGTATCCTTATAGTCTCCCAAACCCAGCGCTTAGCAGCAGACTTTCTCTACGCTATTAAGCAACGTTTAACGCATCCTATGTATGAAGATCTACAGACTGCCTATGCTGCTGGGGTTGGGTTCAAATCTAAGTCAGCCTCCTGGCAAGCAACTCGCGTTACCTTCGGTGATGAGTTGCGTGAATCCAGCGAAAAGGATCCCAACATAGAAGCAGTTGGTATCGGTGGTCAGATCTACGGTAAACGTGCAGATATGATTATCGTTGACGATGCTGTGACCCTATCAAATGCTAATGACTTTGAACGCCAGATTAAATGGCTTACCCAAGATGTTAGATCTCGTCTTAACCCAACAGGTAAGTTAATTATCATTGGAACTAGAGTAGCTTCAGTAGATCTATATAAAGAACTACGTAACCCTGATAGGTATCCCGGTGGTATAGTTCCTTGGACCTACCTAGCAATGCCAGCATTATTAACTGCAGATGAGGATCCTACTAAGTGGGAAACTCTATGGCCTGCCTCTGATCAACCATTTGATGGACAAGCTGAAACGGATAAAAACGAAGATGGCTTATACCCAAGATGGAACGGGCGCAACCTTTATAATGAACGACAAAGTATGGATGCTTCAACTTGGGCGCTCATTTACCAACAACAAGACATCTCTGATGATGCAGTTTTTGATCCTGTGTGCGTTCGCGGCTCTATTGATGGTATGCGTAAGAGTGGTCGCCTTACCCCAGGTCATCCTGGTCACCCAAAAGATTTAAACGGCTTTTCTATAATCTGTGGTCTAGATCCAGCAATGATTGGGGATACTGCAGCTATCTGCTATGCGATAGATCGCATTAACCATAAGCGTTATATAGTAGATGCTATAAAGATTACTAGACCTACCCCTGCACAAATAAGAGATTTAATATTTAACTGGACCTCTATCTACGGTCCTAGTGAATGGATTGTAGAGCGAAATGCTTTCCAGTCTTTCTTAACCCAAGATGAGGGTATTAGATCACACCTTGCAACTCGTGGTGTTATATTACGAGAGCATCACACTGGTAACAATAAATGGGATGCAGGCTTTGGTGTAGCTTCTATGTCTACCTTATTTGGAACTAAACAGCACGATGGTAAACACCATAGAGATAATCTAATGCACCTTCCAAGTGATCAAACTGAAAATGTTAAATCATTAATAGAACAGTTAATTACTTGGTCACCTACTACTAAAGGCAAGACCGATATGGTTATGGCCTTATGGTTTTGTGAGATACGAGCAAGAGAGATGCTCAACCAAGGTATACACGCTAAGCATCATATGACAAACCCATTCCTATCAAGTTCTGAAAAACGCAAAAGAATGGTTATTAACATAGATGAGATGCTTAATGAAAAACAACGTACCTTTATTTAAGGAGAACAATTGTTAACAGTTAAAGAGGTCTACGCAAAAGCGCAGAGGCTGCAGACTAAGTATGCTGCCCGCGATCAACGTATGCGAGATGTACTCTCAGTTCGTCAAGGTGATATCTCTAAGGTATATCCTTCTATGTTCTCAGAGGATTATCCAAAGCCACTAGTTGCAAACTTTATTGATGTAGCAGCAAGAGACCTAGCAGAAGCAATGGCACCTATGCCATCATTTAACTGCTCAGCTACTAATATGGTTTCAGATGCTCAGCGTAAATCTGCTGATATCAGAACTCGTATTGCTAACTACTATGTAGCCTCTTCAGATCTACCATTACAGATGTACTCAGGAGCTGACTGGTTCAACACCTATGGTATGTTACCTGCTCTAGTTGAGATGGATTATGAAGGTAACAATCCCCGCATCCGACTACTTAATCCTTTCGGAGTCTATCCAGAGATTGACCGTTTCGGTCGTACCACATCCTTAACACAGGTTGTTATATCAGATGCTGAATCATTAGCAGCACAGTTTCCTGAGTACGCAAGTCAAATCCTAAATGTTCGTAGCGTTTACCAATCAGCATCACCTTATCTATCAGTTATGCGTTACCACGATAAGGATCAAGATTTACTATTTATCCCAGAGCGTAACAATTTAATTTTATCTAACACACCAAATCCAATTGGTAAGTGTTTAGCAAGAGTCGCAGTTCGCTCATCATTAGATGGCGAAGCTCGCGGTCAGTTTGATGATGTACTATCAGTACAACTTGCTCGTGCAAGATTTGCTATTCTACAAATCCAAGCAGCAGAGAAGTCTATCCAAGCACCTATTGCTATCCCACAGGATGTGCAAGAGTTAGCACTTGGACCAGATTCAATTATGAGATCTGCTAACCCACAAGGTATTCGTAGAGTTCCACTAGAACTACCACCAGGAGTCTTTACAGAGTCTGGTGTATTAGAAAGAGAACTTCGTCTAGGTGCTAGATATCCTGAATCTCGTTCAGGTCAACTAGATGCTTCTATCATTACTGGTCGTGGAGTTCAGGCATTACAAGCAGGCTTTGATACACAGATCAAAGCAGCACAAGCACAGTTTGCTAAGTTGTTCCAAGATGTAATCGGTCTATGCTTTGAAGTAGATGAGAAGATCTTTGGATCTATGACTAAGTCTATTAAGGGAACCGATGACGGTACACCTTATACAATGAAGTACACACCATCTCGTGATATTAAAGGCGAGTATGGCGTAGATGTACGTTACGGAATTATGTCTGGAATGGATCCTAACCGAGCCATTATCGCATTACTACAAATGCGTTCAGATAAGTTAGTTAGCCGCGACTATGTTCGCAGAGAGATACCACTAGATCTAAATGTTACGCAAGAAGAACAGAGGGTTGACATTGAAGAGATGCGCGATTCTCTTAGGGTTGCTGTTGCTCAGTATGCACAAGCTATACCCGCACTTGCTTCCCAAGGTCAAGACCCAACTCAAATCATTTCTAGAATCGCAGAAGTAATCCAGGGCCGACAAAAAGGACAATCCTTAGAATCGGTAATTGGTAAAGCATTTGCACCAGAACCAGTTGCTCCAGTGGAGCCACAACTTCCTGGCGCAGCACAAATTCCAGTAGCAGGTGCGGCCCCCGCTCCTGCCTCGCAGCCAACTCAAGAACAACAAGTCGGTGCGGCCCCTGCTACTGGACAAGCTCAACCAGATATAGGTCAACTACTCGCCGCCATTGGCGGAGCGTAAGGAGGTGGAAAATGAATAAGGGATCAAGAGCAGCAGCACCAACCGCAAAGCCAACTGAGGGCAAGAATAAGCCAGCAGGAAAAGAAGGCGGAAAAGTGTTCTTCGGATATGCAGCACCAGGCCGTAAAGGTAAAGCAGCAAAGAAGTAAATAATTTAAGAAAGGAGCTGGGCGTTATGGATGATGATCTACAGCGCCCAGTTCGTTCATCTGATTTTTTAGTAGTAATAACAGGATTTGCATTAAATTTAATTAGCGCATTTGAAGCGCTGGCAGAAGATCTGCATAATATGAGCATTTATAATTCGCAACAAAAAAGCCAAGAAGCAAAAGTCTGGCAGAAGTTTTCACAAGATTTAGAAACTATTAAGGAGAAC